ACGATTGGATACAACAGTTATATGTTCAGGAGACAACAAAAAAATATCCTGAACCTGACTTTTATAAAGATGAAAACAACAAGATCGTAATGACAGAATCGTATCATATTAAAAGAGGGAGTTGTTGTGGGTCTCGTTGTAAGCATTGTCCATACGAACCTTTATATAAAAAAGGAGAATCATTACTTCGGTAGTGATTTTTTTATATGGTAATATTTATAAATAAAAAATATTATAGTCAAAGAAATTTAAGAAGACTCGGAAGAACTCCTGTTGTTATGGTTGAAAGTGTTGAATCCTACAGACAAAGACAATATAGAAGAAGATAAATAAAATTTAACCCTCCTATAACAGGAGGGTTTTTTATTTATATATTTTTTACTTAAAAAAAACCTAAGTTATATTTATATGTGATATGGCAAATGGTATTACTTATGGTATTTCTTTCCCTTTTGTGGATTCGTTTACTGGAAGGTATTTGGACGTTACAAGTACTACAGAAACTGAAATTAGATCAAATCTTGTCCACTTACTTTTAACAAGAAAAGGCTCAAGATATTATTTACCAAATTTCGGTACTAGATTATATGAATATATTTTCGAACCTTTAGATGGACCAACCTTTTCCGATATAGAATCTGAAATACGAGATACGGTCAAAACTTACATGCCAAATTTACAAGTAACAAATATAACTGTGGAACCTGCTTCTGCTGGTTTAGAAAACAAAGGTTACACCGTAAATAGTTCAGGAGAAAGAGAGTTCAAAGTAACAAACATCGCTAATTTAGAACACACCGCAAGAATCAAAATTGATTACAAAATTACAGATTCAGCCTTCGAATCTCAAGATTTTGTTATCCTTAATATTTAATGAATATGGCAGAAAAAAAAATATCATACGTAGCTAGAGACTTCCAAGGAGTTAGAACTGAACTTATAAATTTTACAAGAACGTACTATCCAGATTTAGTTCAAAATTTCAACGACGCCGGTATTTTTTCAGTAATGTTGGATTTGAATGCTGCCGTGACAGATAATTTGAATTACCAGATAGACAGAAGTATTCAAGAAACCGTATTACAATTTGCCCAACAAAAAAACTCTGTATACAATATTGCAAGAACTTACGGATTGAAAGTGCCGGGTCAAAGACCTTCAGTTGGATTAGTAGATTTTTCAATTACCGTTCCAGCTTTTGGAGATAGAGAAGATCTGAGATATTGTGGAATTTTGAGAAGAGGGTCTTTAGTTAATGGCGCTGGACAACCATTTGAAACAGTCTACGATATTGATTTTGCGTCACCAATAAACGCTGAAGGGTCACCTAATAGAGTTAAAATTCCAAATTTTGACTCGAGTGGAAAACTAATTAATTATACTATTGTAAAAAGAGAAGTAGTTGTAAATGGAGTTACAAAAGTTTTCAAAAGAGTTATAACACCAAATGATGTTAAACCTTATTTAGAATTGTTTCTTCCTGAAAAAAATATTCTCAATATAACAAGTGTTTTGTTAAAACCTGGAACACAATATTCAACAACACCAAGCCCACAAGATTTTTTAAGTTTGGGTTTAGACAGGTGGTATGAAGTGGACGCCTTAGTTCAAGATAGAATTTTTGTTGAAGACCCAACTAAAGTTTCTGATCAACCAGGTATTAAAGTTGGAAGATACATAACGACATCGAATAAATTTATTTCTGAATATACACCTCAAGGTTTTTGTAAATTAACTTTTGGTGGAGGAAATATTTCTGCTGAAGAACAACTTCGAGAATTTGCAAGAGACGGCAAAGGATTCGATTTGAGTAGATACACCAACAATTACGCCATGGGAGCGGCACTAACGCCCAATACCACTCTTTTTGTTCAATATAGAATTGGAGGAGGATTAGCTAGTAATGTTGGATTAAACACCATTAATCAGATTGGGACTATTTCTTTTGCAGTAAATGGGCCTTCGGATTCGGTAAATAGAACTGTTATCAACAGTTTACAGTGTAATAATGTTACCGCAACTATCGGTGGCGCTAATTTACCAACAACTGAAGATGTTAGAAACATGGTTTCTTTTAATTTTGCGGCACAGAAAAGGGCGGTTACAGTTAATGATTATAATTCTTTGATTAGGACTATGCCATCCCAATTTGGTGCGCCAGCTAAAGTTGCAATTACCGAAGAAAACAATAAGATAAGAATCAAAATGTTATCTTATGATACTGAAGGTAGCTTATCAAATGTGGTGTCGAACACTCTTAAACAAAACATTGCTAATTATCTTTCGAATTATAGAATGATAAATGATTATATATCTGTGGAAGCGGCAGAAACAATTGATTTGAGTGTAACAGTAGATCTTGTACTTGATAACAGTCAAAACCAAGGGGCGCTTATAACAAAGGCGATCCAGATTGTCTCAGAATATTTTAATCCGTTAGTAATTCAATTAGGACAGAATGTTAACATCTCTGAAATCAGAAAACTTCTTCAGTCAGAAAATGGAGTAGTAAGTGTTTCTGATATTTTATTTTTTAATCAAGTTGGAGGACAGTATTCTTCAGCACAAACTTCAATGCCTTACTTAGATCCTTTGACAAAACAAATTCAACCTACGGCCGATACTATATTTGCAACCCCCACTCAAGTATACCAAATTAGATTCCCCAACAAAGATATTAATATTAGAGTTTTGAACTTAAAATCGGTTAATTTTTCTTAGTAATTTATTTTTTTATGAATTGGACTATTTTTCTATGAAAATGGGAAATAAACTATTTATGAAAAAACGATTTTTTAATGCCTAAATCATACAGAATAAGGACCGAAGTTGGTAGTGATAAGTATATCAACGTCAATTTGGAACAAGATTGGGAATCTCTTGAAGTTTTATCCTTGAAGTTATTAGCGAATAATGTATACACAAGAATGTGTGCAGATTATGGTGTTGTGGTTGGTAGAGTTTTTGTAAATAACGGATTCGGATTACCTAACGCTAAAATATCCGTTTTTATTCCGTTAGAAGATGCGGATGAATTAAATCCATCAATAACGGACATATATCCTTACAAAACAATCACAGATACAAATGACGAGGGATATAGATATAATTTATTACCAAAATTACCATCTTATAGAGGACATCAATCAACAGGATCTTTTCCTAACATTTCGGATGTTTTGATGAGCGATACTTATATCGAAGTTTACGACAAATATTATAGATTTACAGTTAAAACAAATGAAAGTGGGGATTTTATGATTTTTGGAGTTCCGATAGGTGTACAAAAAATAGTAATGGATATTGACCTTTCTGATATAGGATGTTTTTCATTACATCCTCAAGATTTAGTCCAACAAGGTTTGGCAACTGAGTCCCAAGTTGACGGGGCAAAATACAAAACATCAACTAACTTAAGAGAATTACCACAAATCAAAAATTTAATTTTTGACGTTGATGTTGTCCCATTTTGGGGAGACCAAGATTTATGTCAAGTCGCAATCACTAGAGCAGATTTTGATTTAACCAAATTGGCTAATATTAATATCCAACCCACAGCGATTTTTATGGGGTCAATAGTTTCCACAACAGATGACGACGCGTTAAAGGTGAGCTGTAAACCAAAAAATAATACTGGAAACCTATGTGAGTTAGTCTCAGGACCAGGTATAATTGAATCAATTAGACAGACCATAAATTCTGATGACCAAGGACTACCAATTTTGGAACAATATCAAATTGGGGAGGGTGGTGAAGTAATTGATAGTGACGGAACTTTTTTAGTCAATATCCCAATGAACTTGGACTATGTATTTACCAACGAATTTGGACAACAAATAATATCCAACGATCCAAGTAAAGGAATACCTACAAAAGGAAAGTATCGATTTAGATTGAGGTGGCGAAATGAACAAGGTCTGCAAGGCAGTTTTTTAAGGGCAAATTTTTTAGTACCGAATATAAAAGAATACGGATGGTCAAACTACACACAAGATCCATTCACAAATAGTTCAACCTCAACATATTCATATACACTACCTATAGGAGTTGTAACGGGAGCAACTACAACAATAAATTTTAATCAAGGTTTAGCGGATCCAACAGCGGTTAATGTAACATCATATATAATATATATAAATGGAGTTCCATATACAGGAACATTAAATGCAATTGCATTAAATTTTGGAGACACACTTCAAATTGTTGCAAATCCTACAGACCCATCACAACCACAAATTATAAACTTTAAACAATATCCACAATCATTGTTTGATCTTTATCGTTCTTATGCATTTAGCACAGATTGGGATGATTATGTAGATGTACAAGAAGCTATAGATTGCAAGGATACTTTTTATGAATTCCAATATAACAGAATATATACAACGGCAATGTTCCTTGACAGATACAAAAATGGTTTTGGAAGAGCCAAACATTTAGGTATAAAAGAAATAGACAATCGCACTTGTAAATCAACGGTTAGTACGTTTCCAGTAAACGACATTATACGAAATTTCGATTTCATATTTTTTATTTTCAACATTCTTATAAACATTCTAACTTTTCCAATACTTGTCTTGTTATTTGTAGCTCACTTGATTGCACTTCTTTGGCCCATATTAAAATATGTGTTATTATTTTTAGGCCCTTATATAACTGCAATGGGTGTAAAGGCTGGTGTGGACTTGGCTTATTACATTTTAAGTTTAACGGATGCAAACGTTGGAGGTCCAGTAATTTCAGTGGCTACAATTTTACAAATCATAGGTCAAGGTCTGTATGCTTTAGCAACAGTGGCCGCAGGTATTGTATTTACAATATTTTATACAAAATTTTTTATTAACAATACAAAAAATGGTAAAATAGATAATTTTCCAAGAATAGGACTGCCAATGATTGCATATCCAGATTGTACAAGTTGTGAGTGTCAATGTGGTAACGCTAGTTTAGATGATGATTTTGATGAAAACACAATTAAACAAGAAATCCAAGACACTCAAAATGGATTGAGCAGTAGTGGATCTGCCGGATTTGAGTTAAAGGTGACTCAGCCAAATTCACTAATCGCCCCATTGAATTCGCCACAATCTTACGTAATAAGTCATCCAAATTTTGAAAATGACGAAAACGGAGATGATCCTTATGAATGTGCAGGTCTTAATCCTTATTTCAAATCATTCACAACTTTGATTACTAATGATGATATATCACAAGATGTTGTAGTCAGAGCCGTCTTAGACTTCCAAAGAATGTTTTCGGGATATGATGTTTTGTCATCTACAGATCCAAACAAATACATATCAAATGAAAAATATTTATTAAAATCACCACAACCCTTTTTATTTTCCGCTAGGAAAAGAACTGGTCCTGATATAAGATTTTTTGCTTACCCTACGGCAGTAACTTTAGCACAAAAACTAAACGAATTTAACACAAGAGATAAATATTTTTACAATGGAACATCGAATGTAGCTAATTCAGGTGTAAATAAAATCAAAACAATTGTAAACCCAACTTCAGGTTCAACTCCTTTTGAAGATCAAGTTGTTGTTATACTAATGAATGCAGGAAGCGCGTCACAAATTGGCGCAGGAAATCTATTAACATTTCAAAACCCTTTGTCAACAAATAGTGGTCTAATATCAAGAATGATTAATTTGACAGGGGCTACTTTAAACCAATTCCAAAATAATGCAATTACTGGTGTAACTACAACGGGTGTAACATCAACTACAGTTCCATACGCAAATCCCTCAAATCCAACCGCGTCACTCTCGGCTACAATTGTTATAAATACTCCACAAGTCAGTCAATTACCTGTAAACGGTAACGTTGCCGTTGAACAATCATATCTACAATTCAATCCTGATTTAGAATATTTCCAACTTATAACAGGAATAACAATTTCAGAATTTAACAATATAAAAAACCCAATAGGACTTTCAGGTTTTTTTCCTGAAGCTTATTTATATCATAACATGCAATATATAAGACCAAACTGTGATCTAGATGGTTTTATTACTGAAACAATAGCGGATTATATAAAATACATGAGTAATTACGAAAACTTAGAAATTTGTATCTTTGTTAGAGGTGTGGATCCAAACACACCAAAACAAACTATAAACTATGATTTATCTCGTATTTTCGGTTATAACTCTTATAACCAAGTTAATATTCAAGGGCAGTATTATTTGAATATACCAATACAAGCACTACCAACTGGAGTAAAACCACAACAACACGATACATCGACTAATAATGCTAATAATTTATACTTCCCTTCATACACTTTTACTGCTGATTCGGGATCCTACACCGCATTCACATCTAACTTACCATATTATTATTTAAGTACGGACGATACACTAAGTAATAACTATTCCCCATTTCCATCATTTTTTAATACAAATACTAATAGTACTTCAAATTTACAACAAACACTTATCAACTCTCAATCTTTACCATTACTCCCTGTTTCTTTTTATACTGTTGGGGGTACATATATGAGATGGAATTCAAACGTAAGTTTACCTATTGCATTAACTACGGGTAGTGGTGGTAGTTGCAATTCAAATTGTCAGAAACAACAATATTATAAACATCCAGTAAATGGTCCATATTTTATAGCTCAAGCAGGACTTGTATCTACATATTCACCGGCATACTATACATATCCACTTTCAGAGATTAATTTCTTAGACTCCAATAGAATAGTTATGAGAAGTGACAGATTACCAACTTCTACCAAAACAGAAAATGGCGCACAAATTAATACAGGATATGCGTTACATCAAAATAATAATTTTGCATTTTACGCCGTTGGAGGAGTATTATCTCCACCAACAATTAGTGCAGGTTTAGATTTACCGAGTGGTGAATCTTTAGATCAAGATGATATCACATCAGGTTTAACTAATACTTTGACTTGCGAGGGAATGGTTCCTTTAGCTTGTTATAGTGGTTCGGGTAATAACGTTGGTGTGTTACCTGCGGGACAATGCTCAATTCCTGCAAATAGAATGATTAATGGATGCTACTGTTTATTGAACAAAAAATATGTCTCACAATACGATGAAGATGTGAGATTGTTTTTAGAATGGAAAGTTAGATTTACAATGAATTTTGCGGCTTGTAGGGGGGTATTTGCACAAGCATTTCAAAACAATTGGATAAACGGAGTTTTATATATGTTTAACTTTAATAAAAGACTCCAATTTAGTTTAAATCCTTCATCATCAAACTATTCATATTGTAAAAATGTAATCATATTCGATGATATCAATAATATTTTTTATTACAGGTCTTCACCTTGGAATAATACAATTCAAGAATTTATTGGAAAGGCAAGTCCGACCCCAAATCCCAACATTCCCTCATCTCTGATAAACTATCCTGGATATGGTTATAATAAAAGACAAATACAATTTCCAACTACATTAGTGGACTTAGGTCCAAGGGATTCTTTTATTAATGAAATTTGTTGTAAAACTGATGCATCGTCATATTATGCCGATCAGTTAAAGTCAACATCTTACCAAGATAACGCAGATATAGTCCAATTAGGATTTTTATCTAGAATATTGAATCAAGGAGTCAGACAAAGAATCATACCTATCAGTACTGGTGGAAAGAACTCGGAAGGAAAAGGTATCGTTCAGTTTTTTAACAGTAATCGAGGTGGAGATAGAATTGATGGAGATTGGGCTCAAATGTTGTCAATTAACTCTGAATGGAAAGTTCTTCCCTTCATAGTTGAAAATTTACAAGGACCTAATGCAAATTCCTATATTTTTTTCGGAGACAACTATTATCCCTCTAACCCACCTTCTGGCGCGGAAATTAAACCTGTACTTGGTTTGTTTTTTCAAACACCTGAAGAAAGTTCAAGATATAGACAAATAGAATCGCCAGGAATCGAGACATACTCATTCAATCCTTTGATTCAAAACTACTTTGGTTATCCTAAATCACAAGAAGTTCCTCACTATAAATGGAGTTTGAAAAAAAGTAATCCTAGTCAGAATATTTTTGGAACAGAAGATAATAATTGGTATACTGATATCATAGGACAAGGTTTTTTTAAGAAAAATTATCAAGATTTAAATTTTACAACATCGGGAGAAAAATATAAAACTAGTACAACTAATTTAGGTTATATTACAAACTATACTTTGGCTGGAGTTCCAGAACCATTAATTCCACCAACTGTTGTAAATTTCGGACAACCTTCAGGAATACCTAATCAAGCGGTTGTGGTTGGTGCACCATATCACTTCTATTTTGGATTAAATAATGGTAAAACGGCAATCGATAGATTTTATAAACTTTACGTCTCAGTAGAAGAAGAATGATGAATGTAGATCCCTCAACCAAAATAATTCTTTCAACACAAAGATTTAAATCCGCACCTAAACAAGATGAATTTTTGAACGTGCCTTTTACTCAAAGTTTCAGAAATCTAATCGAATATGATAGAAGTGTAGATGTTAATTTAGCAACAGTATTTGATGAAGAACGACAAGCTTCAACAGTCTTTAGACCTGTTTCGAAATATACAATTTTATTTGAAAATGGTTTGACAGGAGCTACAAAATATATACCTTTTAGAAACAATTTATATTACACAAACGAAGTTCAAAACGCGGCAAATTATTACCCATCGGGTAATGCAAACATTAATGGATTGATTCCAAACCCACCAATAAATCCTTTAGTTCTTTGGAGTGGATTTCCACAATATTTCGAATTCGATTTTATCAGAACAGACAACGATGTTGTAGGATATACTCAACCACCTAGTAATCATTTGAACTTCAAAAACGTAAGTGCTTCAACTTATAATTGGAGTCATTATATTAGTTACGCATTTAATAATGATTATAATAAACAATTGTTTGCTTCTGAACCGAGAAAACAAATTACTTGGAATTGGACGGCATCTGATGGGATCCCATTCTATGTAATTGTTGGAAATAATAACAATACTAATGAAATATCATTCAAATGTCCCGTTAGACACGGGTTGGAGGTTGGTGAATATGTTTATTTAACAATCAATTATAATGGAATTGAAATATTTCAAGTAGCAAGCTTAGGAAATTCGGGAAAAGGCTCAGACCAATTTATATTCAATATAAAAAATATTGGATATACTGGTACAACTTTTAACAGTAATCAACAAGGAACTTTCAGAAGAATTATTAACGTTGCCAATTCTGCAGACACAATAAGTAAATATTATGTTAGAAGACATAGAATTCTTACAAATCCTGAATGTGCGGTAGTTGTAAATGCAGGTTTTGAAAGAAACATATATGGTGACAAAGTAAAATGTGAAGTAGACGCATTAACACCAGATAATCGAAACAGGACCTCAACGAAAGAAGGAAGTAGAACATACACCCTTTCCTTCAATTGTGATGTTAACATACAAGGATTGAGTGACAATCAAGGAAGACCTTTATCTGAATTATTTTTTACTACAATTTGGAGAGGGTATTTTGGGTGGACTAAAAATTTAAAACAAGGTTGGTATTTTAATACTTTTTTAGAAAACAATAAACCCCAAATTTGGTGGGATGACAATAATATAAACTCGAACCCATTAATAGGACAAAATAGCTATGTTTCACTTATTGGATCAGGTCCATTTTTTTATAACAATTTTTTACAATCAGGAGACACAATAGATGGGGATTTTTGTGAATGGAATGACTATAATCAATTTGAAAGGGTTATTTCAGAATATCAACACAAAATAAAATATAATACAAATTGGTTTACCTTACTTACTAATTTCACGCCGACCAATCAACCTGGTTATTTTTATCAACCACATAGTGTAATTCGAATTGCGGCTTTTTCAGATTATGTTGAAGAAGCAGATTCATTGAATGTAGTCGGAATACCTGATTATTCTTATTACTCAACGTTAGCGGTACTTTTCAGGTGGAGAGATAAATATCCATACGGGTTTATCGATACTGATGGTATTGGTGTAGATTATCCTTTTTTAAATGATGCACATTATCCATACAAAAATACAATATTCAGAATTACGCCAGAATTATTTAATATACCCAATGATTACGCAACTTCAGGTTCAATACCGTTGAATATTACAACAATAGCAGATCCTTTATCCGATGAATGCGAATAGAATTAAAATAATAAAAAGTAGTATCGATGGTTATGTCAACGTTCCAATCAATATGCAGTGGGATTTTACGGGTAAAGATCAGGCGATTGATGAATATGAAGTTGAAGTTATTGATCAAGTCATTGGGCCTGCAGCAGATTTTGAAATTGCAAGATTTTCACAAAATATATTTCCAAACCAAAACACCTCGATACAATATGATTTTTATTTTTATGATTATTCACAACCTATAACTGCAAATACAGTTGGTAATTGGTCGATTTCATATCTCAATAATGGATTTAGTGTTAGTGAAATTTATTATTATTCTAAACCATTTACAAAATCTTTTTTCAAGTTGGATTTTTATGATAGTGTAGATGAAAAACAACAACAAATTTACTTATCAATAATTCTTCCAGTTCAACAAGGAACTACACAAATTGCAACATTATCAAGTTTAGTTCCTCAAGTTGATATTAAAAAACCGCAAATGATTTTGGATTTTATAGGTGATAAAGAAGGTTTTTTCATCTATTGGCTAAGGAGCAAAAATTTCATATATATAGATGAATTTTATGTAACCGCAAAATTTTTTGATGCAAGAATAGGAACATTCAAACAAATGACCAATACTAAACAAGATTTAATATTACCAAACAAGTTTACTTTTAATAATTCTGATTATTTCTATTATAGGTATGAGTTGAATTACTCAACTAAAACATATGAAGTGTTTTCCACCTCAACAAATTTGCGAGTTGGAGATTCAGTAACACCGATAAAATGGTATGAATACGTTAACCCATAATGGAACTACAACAATATAATTTTATAGTATCTCCTGAGAACATTAAAAGTGATTTAGTGTACGTAACGTATACAGGCGAAACCGATATCACAACAATTATAGATCCATGTTGTTTGACTGCAACAACACTCAGTGCGACTACAACAGGAACAACGGGAATTTATCTTCCAATGGAGTATATATTATCAGGAAACACTGGAGGCACTTCATTTCTTAGTGGTTTGAGTATCAATATAATGTTTACTGAATCTACTGTCGATTTGGGTTATTATACTCCAACAGACGGAATGATTTTACAACTTGACGTGTTAAACAATTTTATTGTTACTGCAACCACATTAAACCCTTATACCTATACATTCTATAACACTTCTGACTTGGAGTTGATAAAATTTTTACAATTAACTACTTACACAATTAATTGGGGTGACGGTTCCCCAACACAATTAGTTTTGGGTATTACTCCAATTACACATACTTATCCTGTTAGTCAAACAAGTTATACAATAACTTTGACGGCAAACTCGCCTTGGGGCATTTCTAAAGTTCAAAAAAAAATTAATATTCCTTTCACAAACGCAACAATATCAAACCCTAATGGATCAATAACATTTTATCCTGCGGGAGGTAGTTGGGCGAACACCCCGTTAAGTTACGATTATATTTTCACAGGAGATTCGAACACAAATATTAATGATTATTATTCATATAACTATACAACAGTTCCATTCCAAATCACAGGTTTAACTTTATCGACTGTAAATGATTTATCACAATTTGGACCAAAATCAAGTTTGTATGCTGGCAAATTTAAATTAGGACTACAAGTAACTGGAACAACAGGTGCAATAGGAACGTTTTGGGGACCAAATCAATCTAATACTTATACTGCCTATACAATTAATGGAATAACATACTTAGATTATGAAGATTTTACGATATATGTCACAGATTCATATGGGTTGGCACCTGGTGACATAGTATTGAGTGCTCTAACAAAAAATGAGGCTTTGATTAATGTTATTGATGAACCCGAAATTATAACTAATGTTTTTGTAGAAAGGGGTAAATACACCCCACTAGAAAATATACAAAGAATTGGTGAAGTTGATAATGTAGGTGATTTGGAAAAATATGGATACAAATACTTTAACATTGAAAAAATATCAACATAACTATTTATTAAAAAAAAGAAAAAAAAATGGCAACAGGTAATTATGGGACAATAAGACCGGCAGACGTAAGCCCCGAGGACGTAGAAATTGTCATGGTTTATACACCATCAAGAGATGACACGGAAAACTTTATTTTAACCACTTTAAACGCACAAGATGTTTTGAGGCCCTACTTTAACAATAATGAGACTGGTGGAAATACTGTGGAGGTTTTAGGGGGATTATACAGTTTAAAATTACCCGCAGATCAATTCACTAGTTTAGGAATATATACACTTATGATAAGACCAGCACAAATTAGAACAACAATAACTGATTGTGGGGTTTTGTCTGCATTACCTAATGTCAAAGGAATTGTAATTGATCTTAATAATGTTCCTGTTGAATACAAAAATAAATTTATAAATCAAGGTCTCGTTGGATTTAGAGTTGAGTATTTGAATTCAGATGGGACTAAAATTCCAAATTTTTTTAGAATAATAACTTCATCCTTTTATTGCGAACCCGTCATTCAAAACTTAACCAACACAATTCAAAAATCAATTAGATATCGATATGTGGAGGGTGCAACAAATTTGATGTTTTGTACTTTATCACCATCGTCTTCGCCTAGTAACAAACCAAGTGCAACTCCATTCATTGGACAACCTAATCAAAATATTATTATAACAAACACATATTTTAATCCAATTTCAACAGAAATTGAAATTGTAGACCAAGACATCTCAACCCTTGCAATTGCCTTATATGGAAACCAAACTAAGTCGATTGAAGACGGTATCTATACAATTTACGATACTGATAATAATATTTATAAACAGTATAACTTATATGAAATCAAAGACCAATTCAACTCTCTACTCTATGAAGTAAGAGAAAACCGAGGCGACAATATTGATTTTTCTAAAGCATTTAATAATATCACACCTTAATGGCGGTTAATAAATTTACTTGTCCCACTCAGAGTAGCGCCGCCAATCAATTTTCAAATAATTTGGTTGGAGTTCAGTTAGTAACTGGAGGAGGTTTGACACAAGCAAATTTCAACTTTACCACAAATATTTCTGAAAAACAAACTAGAAAATTTAATATCGGAACTTTTTCAGATCCTATAAATTTACAAGGTATAAATATTGAAAACAACGTCGAAGCCGCGGAAATATTGGCGAACAACTACAGAGTATATCCTAACTACGATTTATCCCAAGTTACTAATTTTACACAGTATGGATCATTGATTAAAAGATTTTCAGTATCAATAACCAAAATAATAAATTTTTTTCCGGCAGGTTTAGAAGTTTCTCCAACTACTGACAAATTTATCACACAAGAGACAGCCTTTAATATAACTTATGACTCAGTTGAAAACGATACAACTTTAGAAATACTGATAACATCGATAAGAAACCCATTCGATATAGATTACACAGTTAACGCAGAAACCAATATGTTGTTCAATGAAATGGAAATTTCTATTTTGAGAAACATGAAGTTGGAATATAAAAAATATGTATTAGTAGTGAATGGAAATGAATATCCAATAAATTATTTATACCCAACAACTAATAAATCTACTTCTTTAAAAATGATAGTTGATGGTAATCCATTTAATCGAGACAGTATTTCATACGACTATTTGGTTATTCGACCAAATAGTTTTGAAGTTAACAGAGTTTTCAACTTGAAGTTTGATCCAGTAGAAAAATTTTTACTGAATAGAAATATAACTCCGGCATATACCGCAACCTTTACGGTTCCTAAAGAACAAGAAGATGGAACTTTTACTATAACAACTGAACTTGCAACATTTCCAAAAAGTGGGGTGTGGAATTTAGATATTGAATCCCAAGTTTTCGATAATTATCTTACCAAAATTAATGATTTTGCAATTAATTTAGATACGTATAATACAAATATTATATCGAGATTTTTGACAACTGGATGCTTGAAAGAATTTGATACTCCAGATCGTAAATTTGAAAAATTGTTACAAATTTATGGTAGAAGTTTTGATCAAACAAAGTCCTTCATTTCTGTTTTAGGGAATATTAATAGTGTTCATTATACCGTTAAAAATGACATACCATCACAACTTCTTAAAAATTTGGCTCAAACATTAGGATGGGTTACAAACTTTTCGCCAATATCAAACGAAGAATTATTACAAGCGGTTTTTACAACCCAACCAAACACATTTCCTGGATTACAAATAGGACCAACACCTGAAGAGATAAACTATCAATTTTATAGAAATTTAATTATAAATTCGGCGTGGTTGTTCAAATCCAAAGGAACTCGTAAATCAATAGAATGTTTGCTTAGAATGGTGGGGGCTCCAGAAGCACTGATAGATTTTAACGAATACATTTATGTTGCCGATCAAAGAATCAACATGTCTGAATTCCAACAACAGTTTTTAAGTTTATCTGGAGGAACATTTACTGAACAATTTCCAGTACTAGAAACAAACAACACATTTTCCATACAAGGAATTCAATACACTGGTTTTACAACAACGTTAGCAAATCGAACAGTTTTAACAACAAGAGAAGATTATCCTGTTGATGATTTTGGATGTCCAAAGATGGCAACTCAATCAGAATCGTATTTTTTCCAAATAGGTGGAGGTTGGTTTGAATCAACACCAGATCATAGAATGCCGGAGTTTGCACCACCAACAAATCAAATATTTATAGGTAACAACCCTAATTTTCAAACAGAATTATTACCTTTCAATTACGGTGAAGAATATCTTCAATTGTATAGAAATTTCCCATACATGAATTTGGGATATAAGTTAAAAAGAATTAGTGACAACAAAAAAAGTTGGACAGATACAAATCCAACACTCAGACTCGCATCTGATGGTGGATTTACGGCTTATTATTCTGTTGGTGAAGAATGTTTAACATTAAATGTTAAAAATGTGGACATTATGATGAATCCCGCACAAGGTTTAGTCTATGATGTTTGGACAATGTCTCGACAATATAATTACCCAATCCCCGAACAAGGTCTTTTCTACACACCGGATACGCCTTGTAAGGTACAAAATCTCTACCCGAGATACGGAGGTATAGATTGGACAACAATAGTTCCAAAACCAAAACAAAAAACTTTTTTCGAATTTGCTCAAACTTTTTGGAGAAACATGGTAAACACTAGAAATAGACAATTTATAACGGACGGCAAAACAGGGGGATACCCAACACTGCAATCTATATATTGGAAATATTTAGAATCACAAACACAAGCAGGAATTACTAACGATAATTTTACATATCAAACTATGATAGATTATATCAATGGTATGGGAAGCTATTGGATTAGAATGGTTGAACAAATGGTTCCTGCAACCACTATTTGGAATACAGGTGTAAAATTAGAAAATTCTATTTTTCATAGACAAAAGTTTGTATGGAGAAGACAAGAAGGATGTAAAATTGTTCCCGTACCATGTAAACCATGTTCACTTTCTACTCAAGTTTTTGTTTACGATTGTCCAGTCCAACAAGTTATATGTGGATTATATCCTTGGAATGATAACCCAATCATTACCTCGATGGGGTCTGTGTTAAATTCTACTTTAGACAGTTTTTACTCTAATAATTCTTTGGATTCGGCAACGTGTTTACCGAATACTGTAGTTTCTACATGGTACGCGGATTTGAGATTAAATGGCGTTGTACTTACAAACTATGAATTTTTTGTTGGAGTCGGACCTTTCAATGTTCCGACTAATCAAGATTGGATTAATGGATTAACTGAGGCGTTAAATAATTTACAACTTTCAGGTTACAGTTATAATATTAATGAAGATGATGAAATTGTGACCGTTTTCAATAATAATTGCATACCGAACTTTAATCAGTTTGAAATAAACATCGGATTATCGTTCGAAATCTATTGTAATCAATAATGAGTATTTCGATTGAACAATATAGTGTAAGAGGTGATTGTACAAATACAAACTCAGCTGAGCTGTTTTTCAGCGTCACAGGATCAACACCCCCATTTGCGGTAAACTGTATAACCGCAGGTTGTCCACTACCAACTTCAGCTCTAACCGAACCATACGAATATAGGGTAACTGGTTTATCAGGTGGAACTTACTTTTTACAAATAACTGACGGTACTTCGGCTTCAATTATAATTACAGTCTATATTTCAACAGGAACAACCGCCACAATTGATTCTACAAATACTAGTTGTGGATTCAACAACGGAAGTATAACAGGATTCACCTCATCCGTTTATGGTTTTACAACATTTTTACTTTATGACATTACGAATAATCTAATAACTAGTGGAATTTCTACCACAAACTATTTAGATTTCACAAGTCTGTCTGCGGGAACTTACTACATAGTTGCCGATGATGGTGGAGGATGTAATGGAATTACCGCTTCAGTAATTTTAAATCCATCATCAGGTATCACCTTTGGTGGTTATGTTGTTGATGATGCTAGTTGTATTGGAAATGGAAGTGGTAAAATATTTATCACAGGTTTAACATCGCCATCAGTCGATTACACAATAACGTGGTCTTCCAACGCAAATGGTCAAACAGGGTCTACAATTACCGGTCTAACGGCAGGTGTATATATCGCAACAGTTACTAATTCTATTGGTTGTTCCTCCTCACAATCATTTACGGTTAATTCAGTTGCCCCATTAACTTCGGGTGGTTTTATTGTAATTTCACAACCAACATGTTTTAGTAACGATGGAGAGGTAGAATTTATAATTGTAGATGGAACTCCACCATATTTTTTTAGTGCTTCTACAGGACAAGTTGAAATAACATTTAGTTCATCAGTTACATTTACAGGATTGTCAACAGGATTTTATTCTTTTTTAGTCACCGATGCCGGACTATGTACAATTTACGATTCAGTAAGTTTGACAACTCCTAATTCTTTTACAACCGTTCAGTTAACGACAACAAATTCTACTTGTTCAGTGAACAATGGATCTTTGAATGTTTTAGTTGATGGTGGATTAAGTCCCGTATTAAATCTACAAATTTCTATATCTGGTTCTACAGGTATTAGTAAAGTTGGCTTAATGGGAAATTCTAATCAAACTTTCAATGGGTTATCAAATGGAACTTATATTGTTACAGTCACATCGACAGGGTGTACTTATACTACATCCACAGTAATTGAGTCTGTTAATTTATTTAGTGCTACAACTCAAGTGACAGGAACAACTTGTGGTTTGAACAATGGGATTTTACAAGTTGAAGCATCAACTGGTGGAACATTTCCGTATATTTATACTTTGGTAGGACCCACAGGTACAAATCCAACAACAGTCACAAGTCCATTCAATGTTTTTAACAACTTATACATGGGAAATTATGTATTAACAATACAAGATTCTTCAACACCTAATTGTAT